CCATTAGATAATATAGAAATATGATTAAACCTTTTGGAAATAACATACTTTTCAAGCCAAATGCAAAAAGTACAGTTATAGAAACTACAGAAAAACGATTAACAGACACTGGTATAGTGCTAGAAGTTGGAGACGATGTTAAAACTATTAAAATTGGTGACTCCATTGCTTTCAACAGTTATGGTGCGTGGACTGTAAAAATTAACAACGAAGAATACTATTTTTGTCGTGAGAATGACGAAATAATACTTTGTACATATGACGCTTAAAGAAAGTAAATGTATAGGAGTATGGCTACATGACTATGAAATCACAGGAAATTTTGAAAACTGTGTTGAAGAAGTATGCACTAGATGTAAAAAAACAGTCATATTCCCAGTACGAAATGGAAAACCAGACATAGTAACTTATTATAAATATCATCAACGCCAAGCATTACAAAGTTGGCATACATTATTTGAAAATGAATACCCAAAAAATTGATAACAATTTATATATTGGAAGCGAAGCCACAAATGGTATCATAAATGGCATAAACAAAATAGCAGACGCTGTTGCTTTGACAATGGGTGCAAAAGGAACTAATTCTGCTTTAGAGACCAATTTATATCCTGGCTATATGATAACAAATGATGGATATTCTATATTAGAAAATGCACAATTCAATGATCCTTTAGAAGAATTAGGAAGAAAAATACTATTTGACGCTGTTTCAAGAGCGAATCGTCAAAGTGGAGATGGAAGTACTACAACGACAGTACTTACACAATCTATTTTGAACGAAAAACCTGATGTCATGGCTTCACCAATAGAAATTAAAAATTCACTAATTGAACTAATACCGATTATTGAAAAAAACATTGATAATCAAAAGAAAGAAATCACAGAGAATCAAGTTTCATCAGTTGCAACAATATCATCAGAAAGTAAAGAAATTGGAGACCTACTACAAGAAATATACCAAAAAATAACAAAAGATGGCATTATTGAATTAGAAAGTTCAAAAACATTTGAAACTACATATGAGATTAAAGAAGGTGTGCGTTTTAACTGTGGTGTACAATCACCTTATTTATATAATAAAGGCACACATGCAGAATATATTAATCCAAATATACTTATAACAAAGCAAAAAATAGGAACCTTAGATGATATTATTCCTGCACTTGAAAAACTAAGTGCAAAAGGAAGCAAAGACATTGTTATATTTTATGATGAAATGTCTGATTCTGTTGCAGGCACACTTATTGCAAATCATTTGAAAGGAATTTTTAACGTTCTTTTAGTAAAAGCACCAGTTATATGGAAAGATATGATATTTGAAGACTTTGCAAAAATTACAGGAGCAACAATAATCTCACAAAAGACAGGTACAACACTCAAAGATATACAATTAGAACACTTAGGAACTTGTAACAAAATCACAGTAAATAAATCAGAGACAACTATTCTAGGTATCAAAGATGTATCAGATCATATCAATGCTCTAAAAGAATCAGGTACAGACGATGATATGAGACGTATATTCTGGCTTACAACAAAAGCAGCAATTCTAAGACTTGGTGCAAGTTCAGATACAGAACTCTCGTATAAAAGACTAAAAGTTGAAGACGCAATAAATGCCTCAAAATTAGCCCTTGAAGATGGAATAGTTGCAGGAGGTGGTATTGCACTATTAAACGCCTCTAAAGACCTTCCAGATACCATAGGAGGGCAAATACTAAAGAAGGCACTATTGAGACCATTCACACAGATAAATAAAAATGCTGGAACTGAAAATATAAACTATGATAATGTTGGTGGAACTATGGGCATAGATGTAAAAACTGGTAAAGTTGTAGATATGTTTGAGTCACAAATAGTTGATCCTGCAAAAGTAATAAAAAATGCTGTTCGTAATGCAATATCAGTAGCAAGTACTGCTCTAACAATCCAAACTGCTCTAGTCCTTAACAGAACAGAAGAACAAATTGCAACAAACTTTATAAATAAACAAAAGCAGTGGTAATATGAAACTTTATGCAAAATGTGGCTCATGCAATAAAAAAAAGTTCTTTGTAAAGAAAAGAAACTATAATATACCAAAGATAGGCAACGCAACAAGCAAAGAAATATTATGTTTCTCATGCTATAAAATAATAAAAGATATAAACAAAGCACTCATAAAATCAGAGAGTTAATCTATGGAGTCTATAGAAACAGTTAATACTACAATTTGCGGAAGATGTAATAAACCAAAAGGAAATGGTGAAGGTTTTTGTAATTGCGGCAGACCTCCTAAATATAACCAAGAAATCATAGACAAAACAAGAGAATACATAGATTGCTGCGAAGATGAGAATCAGCAACTTATAAAACAATCGGGAGATAATAAAAATGGAGGTTATGAAAGTTTTGAAAATAAACTAAAAGTAAATCTACCTACATTAGAAGGGTTAGCATATCATTTGAAAGTAAATAAGGACACAATTCAAGAATGGCGTAAAGATCATTCAGAGTTTTCCGTACTTATTACAGAACTTTTAGCAAAACAGGCGAAGGAGCTTATAAACAAAGGACTTTCTGGAGACTATAATCCGACAATAGCGAAAGTACTATTAACTAAACATGGTTATAGAGAAGGAATAGATCAAACTACAAATGATAAAGAGATTTCAATTCCAATATCTGATCCGAGAGCAAAAGAGA